CAGTAACACCTCCATCTCCATCAACTATGACAACATGAACTTCATCAAATCTAGATCCTCTTGCTGCTGCATATTGAGAAGTTCCTGGACGATCTGATAAAGTATTCCACTTAACAGTAGAAGAAGAAGTCGTTGTTAAAGTCTGCTGATCAAACCAATCTTTTTCTGAACTAACCGAAGTAGATGCATATGATGTTGATTGACCCGCAGTATGAATTGCTACATTTCCAGTTGTAGAGAATGCATATGCTCCAGAGGGTTGATAGTCAACTTCTGTTACTGTTGATCCTGCTGAAACATGCTCAAGAACTTTTACTGAAATATTAGTTCCATCAACTTCTGTGACAACACCTTTTAAATGACCGGTAAGAAGTGAAGTTGTTCCTGCTCCAGCAACAACTGTGTTAGCAGGAATTGCTTGAGTAATTCCCATTCCAACAGCAACACTATTTGCTGCAGCTAAGGTGAGAATTTGATCTGCTCTGCTATCAATAATACCAACTCTTAATCCATTTCCCCAAGAACCAGGATTTCTTGCTGCAACAACTATATTGGTAATTGGATTTTCATCATATCCAAGTTCCTCATAATGATCTAAACTCTTAATTTTGACACTAGTAGCAGCACCAACCTTTGCATTTACAATGTTAGTATCATCTGCCCTAACGACTTGTAGTGATCCACCATAGGCTAAGTATGAAGAAGCAGTGAGCCAATGCTCATAGTGCTTATCTGTACTATATGGTTTTCCGAAAGTATCTAAAAGATCCTTTTCGCTTCCGATTATTGTAGGAACGTCTACAGGACCCTGTGCGAAAGGTGCAACAATTGCACCAACACCGGTAGAGGTAGGATCGACCCTACCTACCGTTAGATCCACTTCCCTTACTACAATACCGGGAGATGCTAAATTTAGTGGCATCTTGTTTTTCCCTCGCAGCCAAATTTATCTAAAAATATTTATGAAAAGGGGTATTTTCAACGGGGAAACGGTGCGTGAATACTTACCAATCAGGGTATTCCCAAGTTAAATTACTCTTTCTACCTCTTTTTACACGATTTATTGTACACTCTTTGCATTCATATGAATATGCTGATGGAAGTGTACCTCTATCTTTTCTTGTAAGATAAAAATCATCAAGTAAACTTTTAACCTTTCCACATACTCTACACTTACGTTCGAGAAATAGTAGATGTTCTAGTTCTACCTGATCATCAAAATCCATTACATGTAATCCCACATGTATGATCTGTCACCATATTCGTCAGCATACCATCTGTCTCCAGAATTATCTACAAAGGTTGTTTCATCATTAAATCCATCAGAAATAAATCCAAAAGGAGACATATCCTGTTCAATTTGATTTTTTTGTTCTTCATATATTCTTTTTCTTACATCATTCTCCGTCATCTCTTTGAAATATTCTTGTGCTACCAACCAAGAGAATATTACAAGACACATTGCTAAGTCATCATTACAACCTTCTTCTGCTTCAAAAGAATTGCCTTTTTGAGAAAATGTAGTTAATTCTGATATGACTTCATAATCAGATGCTAATAACTTATCATCTTCAATCAAGGTCTTAAGATTGGAACATCCTAATTTTTTAACCGCTGCTGTTGTTCTGACACCAAGTTGAGATTTCTTTCCACTAAATCCAGATCCCACAACCTGTCCATTTCTTCCTCTCATTGCACACATAAGAATATTTTCATATTCCAAATCATACTGAAGAATACTAGCAACCTGATCTCCAATATCATTAACTTCTATCAGTAACCAAGATTGATTATATCCTCTTGCAACGTCCAAGATAACACTTGGAAATAACATAGGTTTTATTTCATTGTTTCTATATTTGGCAACTACCTTATATGGAAACTCCGTAATATCAAAAACAATAAATGCCGAATAATCATTCCCCAATCCACGAGCAACATCAACAGTGATTAAATAATTATGTTCTTTGATTGGATTTTCATAAACATCCAGTCCAGCATTTCTCTGTATTGGATCTTCATATACAAGAGTTTTAAGTTTTGATGGATTAATAAGTGTATTAACAGATCCCAAAAACTCACATTCAAACTCAACACGAAACTGTTCTTCTGATGTGTTAGCAATTGTCTGTTCTTTCCAAACTACATCTCTACCAGGAACTTCTGACCAGTGAACCTCTGTAGGAATATATTCGTTTTTACTTCTTTCTGCATCATGCCACATACGGTAGAAATGATTCATACCGTGTGGAGTGGAAACAATAATTACTTTGGTGTTTTTACCAGAAGTAATAGTAGGATAAACAGATGCAAAGAAGGAGTCCGCAACATGGTTTGGAACGAAGGCGAATTCGTCGAGGAACAGAATGTTAAACGACATGCCTCGGACAGCACTTGCAGACGTAGAAGCTGCCAGTATCTTACTCCCATTTTCCAACTCCATTGAACCTTTGTTCCATGACAGAATACCTTGCTGCATCCATTTAGGTAAATTTTCATAAGCAGTCTGCAATCTTTGTAATAATTCTCTTGCAGTTGCTGCTTTGTTTGCCAGAATACCGATATTTACACTGTCATTGAATACAGCATAATGCAGAAGGTAAGATACCACTGTAGTGGATTTACCAGTCTGACGTGGCATTTTGCATATATTGAATCTGTTATTATGAAAGTTATGAATTAACTTCTCTTGAAAATGATATGGATGAAATTGCGTTAAACCTTCATCTAGAGAAACAATTTTAATATACTTATTAGCAAAATACACCGGATCTTCTTTACATTTGAGAAACTCAATGACTTGTTCCTCAGTAAATTGGATTGGTGTATTTGCTTTTTTTAGATTAGGATTACCAAGATATACTTCACTCATAAACTATCAGCAGTTCCATGCCCTCAAAGACTTATTAATTCTGCTATCAGGATCGTTAGCAGTTTTGCTACTAGTTAGTTTCTTTTTCATTCCCTTCATTCTCGCACAAAAGCTCTTTCTACGAGGGTTCCCAACTTTCTTTGAAGGTCTCTTAAGATCGCTTCCTGGGTTTTCACGTTCATACGACTTCCTGCCTTTTTCATTTAATCCTCCAGATTGATTTTTACCAGACTTTTTTGTCCATGCTGCTCCCTCTAAAACTTCGGTTTCTTCGTTCTTGGGAACGCAATTAGGCACCATTCTACCACCTTTTTTCTTCATGCCAACCTGCTTATGAGTATCCCAGCAAGGGTCTTTTTTCTCTTCTAGTTCAGATCTCCAATCAGATTGTTCAAATCTTACTTTTGGTTTCAGTTTTTTGCCAGATGGAGATGGCACAAATTCTCCTGTTTCAGAAGACTTCATATCTTTAGTATCAACATCACCATCAACATCAGCATCAACTCTTTGAGTTGCTTTTATTGAAAGTTTTTTAAGATTGCCACCACCAATCTTGGATTCTTTTCCTTCGGATACTCCAGCTTTTCTGAGTCTTTTTGCTTGACTCTTATGCATTTCAACTGCCTTATCCAGTTCTTTGGCTATACCTTTTACACTTTCAGGATTCTTATGACTCTCCTCCACTTCAATCTCTTCTTTCTTTACGCAGTTATTATAGGTCTTACCAAACATCTTTTTGGTTCCTTTCTTTTCATATCCCTTCCAACACTTCTGTCCTTCATCAATCTGCTCTTGACCACCTTTGATTGGTTCTGGTTTGATAAGATCGATAAATTCATATTCTGTTGCCTCAAAATCATCTCTCCAATTAGAAAGTTCGTATGACTCTTTCTTAGTGCTATTGCCCCAGTTAGCAGCACCAACCTTACGACATTTTACCAGAGCACCCGAAGCATAAGCAGAAGGCCATACAGAATAACGAGACTTGACCTTATGATAACAAGCATCTTTCGTTCCACTGCCCTTACCTTTCTTATCTTTTCCTTCAATAATTTCTATTTCTTCTTTTTTCATTTTCTTTTTGTCTGTAGAAACGTAAGTTGGTTTTGCAGCACCAGATTTTTGTTGTTGTCCTGGGTCTGCTGCTTTCTTTCTTCTTGCTGCAGATTTTCTTTCTGCCTTTGTCATACTTGCTCTTTTTGCAGAAGAGACACACTTTGGTGTACCTTCTCCAGGTTCATCACTTGCACAGGTTCCACCTGTTACAACATTAACCCATCCACCTTTTCCATCTTTTGATTTAGAACCCTTGAACCATTTGCGAAGAGTTCCCTCACTCATTCCTCCTCCACCGTTACCTCCGTTGGATCCACCATTGCCACTCCCATTCCCATTGCCACCATTCCCAGAACCATTGCCATTACCATTACCATTTCCGTTACCATTTTTATTTTCATCAGAATCTGAATCACTTTCTTTACGAAGATATCCACCAAATCCTACACGATATCCTTTAGGAATTGGTTTACACTTTTTGTCTGTATGGCAGTAATAGTATCCCTTCTTGCACTTTTTCATTAATAAAAAAGTAAATTACTCTTTATTATTTAGAAAACCTTGCTTTAGCATTTTTTGAAGTTCTGAAGTAGAACCTACAAAAACAGCATTATTAGTTACATTGTTTGTGGTCTTCTTTGCTTCATCTTCAACATCTTTAAGTTTCTTCTGTAGATCAATCAGTTTATCAGTAGTATCTGCAACACTCTTAATTAACTGCCCTGCGACCTCATATGCCCTTGGACTACCTCCTTCACCTGCTACCTCCATAATGCCGTTAATTGCCTCCTGACCCTTTTCTATAAGGGAATAGAGGTTAGCACGACTATAAGTATAATCTTTCTCTATATCATCATCCTTAGATTTAACAATCTCGGGGGTTTCAACCGGTTTTGTTTCTACAATATCACTCTCAATATTCAGAGCATCATCTATAGAATCATAATTATTATTCATAATAATCAAATATCCTCTTGTCTTGTGGGACTATAATCCTTAGAGTCTGGTAAAAATGTCCAACTTTCTGTAAATCCAAAATCGTCTTCTGGACTTGCAGTAATTGGATCTACAGAAGCAACATATCTCATTTCACGTTTTGCAACAGATGTATCTGTACCTGAAGAAATATCTGCTTGAACTTTTCTGATAAGTCCATCGGAAGATTCTGCAATTGGACCAAACAGATATGTCTTTGCAGTAAATCTTAGAGTATAAATTAATGCTCTTCTTGTTTGGAAAGATCCTTCATAATCATCTTGAAAATCAATACTATCAAGTATAATTGGAATATCTCTCTTTTCCCCAATAGAACTAACAAGATCAACAGTTAGATTAAATGATGGTTGAAAAAATGGAAGTATCTGCTCAATAATCTGAAGTGCATCATCATTTAACTTACTAAAAATATTAAGTTCAAACTCAATATTATAGGGAACTGGCATGAATACCTTTTTAATTTTACTGGAGCCTACCTCAACAGATTTAAAAGTTTGTGTTATTCCCGTTTTTCTAGTCGGATCGTATGAAATTCTAGTCATTTCAAACGACATCCTTGGAAGAGTAACGGCAATTGATTTTGTCAGTTGCTCTTGTTCTTGAATTTTTGTTAAGAACTTCTGCATTGGTCCATAGGATAAACCAACTTTTGTTTCATCTAAATTTGCATTACTCTTTGTGTGTCGAATGTAAATATCATTAAATAAAGTTCCAAAACTAATAATAGTTTTTCTTATAATTTCGTGATAAAAGTATGTTCCTAACATTAATAACTACCAAATGGATTTGACTCTGTAAAATCTATAATATTATCTGCTTGTGTCTCTATTTCTTCATTAACGTCATATGGGTTATCATAACTTTCTGTATTATAACTCCTGACAACATATCTAGCTGATGATATTGAACCAACTATAACTTCACCTGCACCAAACTTACCAGTATTTAGTGCAACTCTTAGATTGATTGTAGGATCTATCGTACTAGTAGTAGAATCTCTTCTAAAGTCTCTAACTACTGCTGTTACACCTGTAGTTTGTCCGGTAATCGTTTCATTATAAACGAAAGTTCCAAAACCAACCGTAGTTACTCCCGCAATGGTAACGGTTGGTGCAACAGTATATCCAACACCAGGATTAATAATATTAACAGAATCTACTTTTCCATCATCATCAAGATTTGCTATACCAGTTGCAGTTGAAACACCAGTTACAGGACCACCAATTGTTACAAGAGGAGAAACAGAATATCCTTTTCCTTTATTGGTGAGTGTAATGGTATTAACAGACGAAGATCCAACCGCACATGTAGCAGCTGCACCTGTTCCTCCACCACCAGTTATAGTAATGGTTGGTGCTGTTGTATATCCAGATCCACCATTTGTTAGTTCTAATCTTAAAATAGATTGAACATTTGCTCTACTAGTGGTTATTGCAATCGCCTTTGCCGTAACAGTACCAACTCCAGATGGAGGATCTGAGAAAGTAACTGTTGGAGTAGATGTATAACCACTACCATCATTGTTTAAGAATATTTTACTAATTGCACCAGTTCCCACAGTTGCTGTTGCAGTGGCAGTAGCAGCAACTCCTGCAAGAATCAAAGATGTAATGTATCCTTCATCTTCTACAGTGTTATCAACTTCTTCAATTGCAGTATCAATAAGTTCATTTTCATATTCATAAAGTTCACAACTTAATTCATAGACATAATTTGTTCCGAGTTGATAGAAAGGTTTTTCTGATTCAACTCTCTTAATTTCAAATAGTCTTTCTCCAAGGGGGAAATAAATTAAATCTCCTTCCTTTGGTCTTGTAATTAAATCTGCAAAGTCGTACTCGGTAATTAATCCTTCTCTAATACCAGAAGAAAGACCTTCCAAAAATGGTGCAATAAATTCTTCATATTTTTCTCTGGATATGGTCAAACTTATTTCATTTTTTAATCTAAGACCAAACTTGGTCATAATATCACTATCAGGAGCATATCCATCATAATTATTGATATATGCTTCCATCAAAAAAACATCATCAAATTTTGATGATTGTATTTCACGAATTATATTATCAGTTTTAAAAATTTTTCTTGGTAGATAATAAACTTCTACTCCATAAATTTTTAATTGCTCATTGATCAAATCTTGAACAAGATATTGTTCGTTTGGAGATCCCTGAAGAAAAAATGGATTTAACGACATAACTATTAACCAATAAAATCAAGAGGTGGCATTTCATAGTCCATTGCCATTCTTTGTTTTATTTCATCCAACTCTCTTTGTCCATCATCATATAATTGTCTACCATTTAATTCAATTCCACCAGGAAGTTTTACCCCTTGAAATTTAATTAAGTTTTGACCCCACTGTTTTTTAATTGCAGAAGTAAGATATCTTTTAACAAAACTATCATTAAACACTTTTGAGAAGTCATTTGGATCCAATGCTCTCTGGCAGTCAATAACAAAGAATGTATCTTTAGTTTGAGCACCCCAATCTATATCAAGATATAATCTATTTTGTCTCTTATTAAATCTTATTTGTTTATCTGTAGTTAATAAAAAATCAATGTCTTCTAGATATGTCTTCACCATAGAATATTGTAGCAAATCAATTGAATTGAATTGATATAAATCGTTCAAAAATAATTGATATTTAATACTGAACATTCCTCCAGAAATGCTACTGGCATCAAACTTAAATATTTTTTCTACACCAATTACTGAATCGGGAACTTGAATATAATTAGAATTTTCGTAGAAATTAAATGTTGTTGTTCCGAATCCCACAATATTTGAAGATCCGGTTGTGGTTGTTATACCAATACCATCTGTTCCACTTGCCTTTCCTCTGTTAATATCATCCTGAGATACCTTGTACTTAAGGTACATTCTTTCTACACCATCATAGTGTCTCTCATTAAAATACTGTAAAGTATCATCAAGTAGATCTTCAACCTGCTCATCAGCGACATTTATTTCTAAAACAGGAGCACCAAGTTGTCTAAGACAGTAATCCTTTAATTCTTCTCTAGTAGTTGGTTTTGCCATTAGAATAAACCTCCATCAATAAGTCCGGCATCAAGTGTTCCTGCAACAAAAACATTAGTTGAAAAAGTTGCCACTCCAACAAAAGTTGATAGTCCGGCAACCCTTAGATTTTGTGTAGTAGTTAATCCAGTAACACCAAGAGTTCCTATCGTTGCAATACCAGTGACATTAGCATTACGTGCAGTAAATTCATCAAAAGTTAAATCATCAGCAACATAAAGATCTCCACCAACATATAAGTCACTTACAGTTGTAACAATACCAGTGAAAGTGGAAAGTCCGGAAACATTTAGTGAATTGAGAGTTCCAACACTAGTCAGTGAAGAATTGGTGACTCCAGTTCCTAATGTAGTTGATGTTAAAACATCAGTTCCATTTATCCTGAATGATTTACCAGAAGCGAGATCCCAGTTTTCACTAGATTTAAGTGAAGTTGATGCATTATTCCAAAGAATTGTCTTTAGAATAGCAGTAGAACCAATTCCAATACCCCCACCATTAAGTAGAAGATTTGTTCCAACAGTGGTAGCAATTCCTACTCTATGATCTGCTAATTCAATTGTTTGAGAACTAATTTTAGTTTCTGTTCCTAATACAAATAAATCACCTTTAATGGTAACTCTTCCAGTATCATCACCGACTGCTGCTGGATCAATGATAAGATTTTCTGGAGCTGCAATAATTGCAGTATTTCCAGTTCCACTTGAAATCGATACACCAGTGCCTGTGGTGGCAAATTTCTCATTGCCATTATAATATAATTTTACATCTTGATTCTTAGTAGCTTTAAGATATCTCTCACTATTATCTGTTGTTTTGAGTGCGAGTGAATCACTACGAATATGAAAATCACCCGTAGAATTTTTTATATTACTGTTGGTGCCATCATGCCATATCTCAAGATCATC